TCTTCCAAGCCATGATGGGTGAGACCGGGAACCTCTTTCAGAACGGCGTGTTTGTCACGGAACTCCTGAAGGGTGAGTCGGGCGATCGGAAGAACATTACGAAGGGTGAAGTGGAAATCAAAACCCAGCAAGCGATGGGCGTGTTCGAAGGCATCGGTCGAGACGTTGAGTATGGGGCTGAAGGCTGGGTCGAAATGGCCCAGGACATTCTCACGACCTACTGGGATCCGAACGACAACCCTGGCTATCTCCAAGTACTGGGGGCTAAGCATCAAGCGTTGCTCGAACAGATTTCCATGCTGTCCCCCGATGAACGCATGAAGGCCGTCAGAGAAGACACAGACATCAAAATCCGTGGCGTCTCGCTGTTGTTCGCCAAGTCGGCGTTGGTCGATCGACTCATCAACATGGTCAAGATTACGGATTCGCCACGCTTCCAGCCGTTCAGTAAGGATGATGTGTTGATTCGGAAGCTCGGTGACACGATGGACGTGAGTGAAGCGATTAAGAGCGAAGAGGAAATGCAGGCCGAGCAAGCCATGCAGCAAGCCCAAATGGCTGCTATGGCCGGAGGAGGCATGAATCCATCACCTGACGTCATGGGCGGTGGAGCCCCTGACCAACCCGCTATGTCCGGCGATCAGATGGCCGAACAAGCCCTGGCTGCTGCGGGCATGGCTGAAGGAGCGGTATGACCGATCACACAAAAGTCGAGAGCTTAGCGAAGAAGCGACGGGGCATGGATTTGAGCGCCCTGTTTCATGATCCGTCCGATCCACGGCGGAAAGCCCTGGTGGATTCGTTTGCCGAACAGCTCACCGACTACATCCAGGAGTTCCTCAATCCGGATACCGAAGACCATAAGGTTCTGTGGGCACGTGGAAAGGCCATGGGCGTGATCGAAACGCTAGAAGATATGGGCCAGACGATGGAGCAGATTCACGAGATTGCCGCTCGAGCCGCGCACCAGAAGGCCCGAGTGAGCCTAGGGATCTAAGGGCTTGCCGCCTCACGGCAGGGGAAAGGAGCATCATAATGGTGAAGTACGACGACATGACGATGAATAAGTCGGCCAATCCCGCGCCGAAGGCCTCGATGAATACGAACGGCGGGAAGGATCCAGGCGTGAAACGCTTGGAAAAGCATCCGATCAAGAGTGCGTTTTGGACGAAGAAGCACGCCAAAGGGCAGTGCTAACCCCTCACCCGTGTGATTGCCCCATATAGGGGCCGCTTCCACGGATACAAGGAGACGAGTGCATGAACCGAATGTTGCAAGCTATCGCCGGATATGCCGCTGAACAGGTCCCTGTTCATGCTGTCCTGGCATTGTTCATTGGCGGGAATGATTCGCCGGGAGGCGGGTCCGCTGTCGCCGATGAAGAAGACGAGAAGGACGAGGACGAGAAAGACATAGTCGCCGACCAGGACTTTGAGGACGAAGACCTGGACGACGATCAGCCAAGAGGCAAACGATCAGCGAAGGCCGAGAAAGCCTACGACGAATTGAAATCCGATCGAGACAAGCTGCGAGCACGACTCGAGAAAGAAGAGCGTGAGCGGACGGAACTGCAAGAGCGGTTGGCTCGACTCGAGCGCCAGCAGGAAACCCGGCAGGACGTGAATGCCAGGACGAATGCGGCGATTGACCGGGCGAAACGGGCCAAGGAGGAGGTCTTAGCCAAGATCAAGGAAATCCCGGCGGATGACCCGGATCGATCGGCAAAGGTCTACGAGGCCCTACTCACTCGTGTGTACCAGGATCAGGAAGATGCGGCGGTGAACATCAGCCGGTCGACCTCCTTGGAAGTCACGCGAGAGGTTCGGACGCGAGAGCAAGCGGCAGCCGAGGCTGAGAAAGCAGCCTTAAAAGAGTTGGAGCGTCAAGGGCTTGGGCCTGAGAATCTTCGACTCGTCCGGTTGGTCGCACGCGATAAGCGCGAGACCGACGAAGGTTGGTTTTCCAGGACGCCAAGCGAGGAACAAGTCGAATTGCTCGTAGAGGAAGCAGCAACGATGTTACGAGGCAGCAAACGCAATAGCCGAGAATTTCGAGAGGACAAGGACCGCCATCGAGAAGCGATGGACGGGGTGATTGATCAAGGCTCCGACCGATCCGTACGACGGCGCAGCAGAGACGAGGACGACCGGGACGCCGACAGGAACGACGACCGGGAAGGTCCAGGGTCGATGTTGGCCGATTTGAGCCGTCTGCGAAAGACACAGATGCAGGGCACCAAGCTCATGATGCGGAATCGGGATCGGTAGGGTCGAGAATCGTCACGCTTGTCGTCTCCTCGGCGCTGAAGAAGGAGAGACATCATGGCAGGCAATTTTCAATGGACCCCGGACATTACGTCTGGCGTGTCGCGCAATCATGCGTTGAGCAGCGAGCTGCGCTTCGCCAGTATCGCGGAAACGTTGGTGGTGCAGTTTTCGAGGCCGGAACCCGGCTTCGGCGCCCATCAAGGCGACACCGTGACGATTCAGCGCATTCGGAACATTGCGGAGCCCACCTCCGCTGTGTTGAGCCAAGCCGGCAAAGTGCCGATCGATCCGCTCGCCATGTCGACTCGTTCCATTACGGTCAACGAGTTCGGCCGTGGCGTGGGCTACACCCGGAAGGTGCAGCTCTTGAACAAGTTCGATCCGGAGAACGCGATCCAGAAATCCCTCAAGAAGCAAATGAAGCTCACGATCGATACGGTCGCTGGGACCGCGATCAAGAACGGGCAAATCCGCTTCGGGCCGACCAGCGCGATCGGCGGCACCTTCACCACGGATGCCGGCGTCACGAGCGTGACGGGGACCACCAATATGACGGTGGCCCACGTCAAATTGATCCGGGACTACATGCGGAAGACGCTGCATGTCGATCCGTATCAGGGCCAGGTGTACATGGTGTTGGCCTCCACAAAGGCCTGCCGGGGCGTCAAGGATGACCCCGAGTTCCATTCATGGCGGCAATATCTCCGACCTGGCGATGTGTTCTTCAACGCCGAAATCGGGGAAATCGAAAAGTGCCGGTTCATCGAAATCGACCATGACAACGTGCTGAGTGAAGTCGGCACGAACAGCGCCGTGGGCGAAGCGGTGTTCTTTGGTGACGACATTCTCGCGTTGGCGGAAGTCGAAGCTCCGGAACTGCTTGCGGGAATCCCGGCGGACTTCGGACGCCAGAGGGCCGTGGCCTGGTATGGCTTACTAGGCTTCGCTAACACGTGGGGGGACAGTGCGTCAGATGGCGAGGCGCGTTCTGTTTACTTCACAAGTTCATAAACTTACGAATAGTAACGTTGGAATTGACAATCATGATGGTGACAGGTAATATGCCTCCAAGATTCAAATGGAGGTGGTTATGGTTGTCAAATCTTGCGAGTACTGCAAACAGGATTTTGATGCGGAGTCGGTTAATGCAAAAGACAGACGGAGAGGAAAACTTAAGCGGTTTTGCTCTCGGCGATGTCGGAACTTGTCACGTCCGAAATTGCCGGAGAAAACAGCGGAGTATTTCCAGCGTCCATGTGGCGTGTGCGGACTCATCTTTGATGCGACCCCTAGTCAGCCAAAGTATGAGCCGCCACGGAAATATTGCCGATCATGTGTGCGCGAAGGACGAAAGAGAACGCTGCAAAGCTATCACGCACATTGCAAATCTGACCAGACTTGCAGGACGTGCGGGAAGACTTTTGTCCTTGCAAAGCGCCTCATTCGATCAGGCAAACACAGCGGACAGTACTGTTCCAGGGCGTGTGTCTACGATGATCGTAGAGGCAAGTCAAAGCCATTCAACCTGCATGCCGAAATTGGTACGCGGCGGGTCAATGCGAAAGGCTATGTTGAGATTAAAGTCTCAACTGATAGCAGCGTTGGGAATAAGTATGGATGGGAATTGGAACACCGTTACGTCATGGGCCAGATCATGGGGCGACCGCTCCATCCTTGGGAGAATGTCCATCACAAGGACGGCGACCGCGCCCGTAACGATCACTCCAACCTGGAACTATGGATCAAGACACAGCCGACCGGCGTTCGCTTGGCGGATGTGGCAGAAGTCTATGGTGCCGAGTTGGTCGCCGCTCGTCTCCGCATTCAAGAACTCGAAACAATGCTTTCTCACCGCTCGCTCTAGCCTACATGCCTTCCTGGGTGTAGGCCGAGTGGGCTTACATTCAGGGAGGATTCCATGCGTTACAACATGAATCGCTTGTGGAGCATCGTGAAGTCTACGGTGCTGGGCAAGCTTGTACAGCACGAAGCAGACATTCCCCTGGCCTGTGACATCCATCAGGTTGTCAGTCGGGTCCAGTGGGCACCGTCGATGGAGAAGGCCATCGGGATGGGGCTCCTTGCGAACCCCCTGCCGGCCTTAAAGGGCGGACTCTATGGCTACGAGAGCCGACGCTGGTTACAGCCGGATATCGCGGGAGTCATGGACTTCAGCGGGGCCGGCTCGGAAGGCCAGTTCAACATCTTTGATTGGTTCTTGGTCGATACCATTGGGTTTACCTTTGGTGTGGCCGGGACCACCACTCCGGCGAAGATCGATTTCGATCTCTATCCGGGGATCAATGCGACCGGCACCATCATTTCTGCCAACCTAGACGGCACGAACGGCACGGTGACGGCACCGAACGCCACGACCGCTCAGGCCATTGGCGCCGTGGTCTACAAGAGCTTGGCCGATACCGGACCCGTGCTCTGTAAGCCAGGGAATTCCATCGATGTCGATGTGGCAACGGCCTGTACTGCAGGCACGTCGGCCTTGGCGTTCGTCTTGGGCTCACCGAAACCGGAAGAGTTCACGGCGGCAACGTCGAGTGATCCGTTCTACGCAGGCACCTAATCTTTCACCTTAGCATGACCGGGGGTCGAGAGGCCCCCGGATTCATGGGGAGGGTTCATTATGAGTGGCATTTTTGTACGCGATAAATACCTGTTCAACCGATCCAGGAACCAGAAATGGAACGGGATCGAGAATCAAATCCCTGGCAAGGTCCTGTATGTGGCCCCGACCACGGCTTACACCACAGGGTTTACCGTGGCGAGTGCGCAAGCCTGGGCGAGAGAGAACAATCAGTTTGTCTACGATACGGTCAATCTCGCCTATGCCGATGTCGAAGACGGACGCGGCGATGCGATCGTCCTACTTCCAGGTACCCATACCCTGACGGCGAACATTGCCTTTGCGAAGTCCAATGTCTCGATCTGGGGGGCCGACGCCTGGGCCGGTCGCAAAGTGCGCAAGCCGACCTCGATCCTGCAAGGGATTGCCGGATCTGCGGCGTTTGCGATTACCGCGCCGGATGTGTCGTTCGAAGGTGTGACCTGCGTACCCATAACCGCGCTCAGTTTCGCCAGTTTTACTGGTGCAGCCGATGGGCTGACGGTTCGCAACTGCTACATCGATCTTGCGACCCCCGCCGTGAACATTGCCACGGAAGGGTTTACGGGATCCGCGGCCATCGACAATTTCCTCTTTGAGGGGAACATTGCCTGGTCAGACGGAGCCCAGGGCCCAGCTGTCGAATTGACCGGCGCCAACCTAGCCGGGAAGTTCACCAAGAATCATTACCATGTCGACACAGGGACCTGGGCCTCAGCCGTGAACCTGATCAGTATCGATGGGATTACAGTGGAAGAGGACTTGGCGACCTGTGGCGGCACCGCCATGACAGCCTGCTTCACCGGATCGGGAACGACCGTGATTGCAGGAGCCGTGTTCCGAGATTGCCGGAAAGGCGTCTTAGTCACCTTGCTGGTCGATGGGTTTGGGACGACCTCACACGCCGAACTCGTGGGAAACCATACCGCGACGATCGGTGGAGGCACGGGCGAAACCCTGATTACCGTTATCACCTAAGCATCAACCGGGCGGGAGGGCACCGGCTCTCCCGCTCATCACCGAAAGGACCGTTATGCAACGTCTCGGCGACGGGTTTTTAGTCAAGCGCATGATTCCGATGCCGCTCCCTGGTGGGGGAATGGCCGATCTCTACGAGCTACCCAACGGACAATGGCAGTTCGGCAAAGGCCGAGAGGCCACAGTAGTGACATCGATGGAGCAGGTGGCCGATGTCACAGACACCAACGCAAAAGAAGCAATCGCAAAATGGGTGGAGAAGACGAAAACCGCGCCAGTGCAAGCCGTGGTCGATGGGCCTCGTCCCGTATTGGCCGGCCATAGTACCCGCGATCAGTTGAGCCGGGCCATTGCGAACATGCCAGAAGAGGCGGTCAATCGAATCCTGATGGCGATTACCCAAACGATGGGACCGATTGCCGACTCGATCACGCAAGAGCAGCAAGTCAACCATCACGGCGATGGGTTCGGACAGGACTTAGATATTCCGGTTCCTGGTCAACCGTTTACCTTGCCTCCTGACGCGGAATGGGTGAATCCCAGCAACCCTGCGTCTGGCTATTACACGCCCTACGTCGAGGTCAAGAACCATCTAGGCGAAGTGATTGACCGGACAGTCGTCCGGGATGCGAAAGGAAATCCCTCGAGACATTGGAATCCGACCCCGGCGTTTCATCAAGCCTTGAATCGGCCGGAGCCGGTGTCAGACATTGACGCGCACCCTACCCAGGAATATCAAGGGAAGGATGCGGAGCAGGAGTTAGAAGAGGAACGGGAACGAGCGAAAGAACTGGTCGGGGCCGGGAGCGGCAAGCGGCGACGACGATAACCCACGGAGGGCGCGATGATTGGCTACCGATATGAATCCGCCAGTAAATCCTGGCCGTCGAAGTTTCTCTCATCCGATTCTGACCTCATTACGATGGGGATCAGGCCGAGACACAGTTATGGCACCCATTTCGTTCTCGGCGAATGGAGCGTCCATAACCGCTCTGCGTCCACCGTCACAGCTGGGGTCGGGGGGCGGATTCAGTCGGATCTGTGGCGCTTCTACTTCTGGGACGACTCCGAGTATGCGGCTGGCACGGTCCTGACTGACGACACCACGGACGCCCAGGACAGCGGAGCCGGAGACGTCAACCTCGATACGGTCGGCACAAACGACGACGGTTTTGCGATCGGTTGTGATGCGCCATTTAATATCGCCTCGTTGAACGTGTCGCAGATTAGTGACGCGAGTACGGTGTGGAAAGTGTACTACTCCATCGCGTCGGCAGGAACGGGATTCTCGAGCAACTTCACCGAAATTACGAATCTGCACGTCGCGCCATCATTTGGGACTGGGAAGACCGGCGAGCAGCTGATCTGGTTCGATGCGCCTCCCGATTGGCATGCCGTTGAGCCAGCGACCGCGATTATCAATCGACATGGGCGCAGTAATCTCCAGGTTTTAGGTTACACCGCTCCCAGGCAATACATGCTGGTAGTGAAGTCTACTACGGCACCTGACGCTACGCGAGGGCAGATCACCCAGGCGATGCTCGGGCATATGGTGATGTCTACCGAAAATCTTCAGGACAATCAAACTCTCACCAACATCGGGGGACAAGAGATTCATCTTCCCGCATCCTGCGATGCGGTGTGTGCGGCGATTAGTGCGTCGAACGTGCAGAATCGTGTGGATATGAAGTGGCGGTATTCAGGGTGAAAGCCTGGCTCACACGGGTACAACATTGGTTCGTCGGACTTGTCGGGGAGTCTACGGCGGTCATTCTTCCGGTTCCGAGCGTCGAAGAAGATTCCCTGCAGGCTTCGCTCATTATGGGCGCGTCGTTACGTGGAGCCGACGAAGAGCCTGAGCCATTCACCTGTATGAGCTACAACGTCTTCAGGGTTAACGGGATGCCGAGTCTTATCCATCCGAACGAGGAGTGAGTTTGCCTATGAAAACGCTTGCGTGTGCTGTGCTGCTTGTTTTTCTCATCGGCACCTCACCCACCTACGCCCAGTTGATTCAAGGCGGGGACGGTGGTGGCGGCTCAGGGGTCGCCTCATCCATTATAGGGTCATCAACCCTACCGGCTGAGCCCTGTACAATCAATCAAGTGTACGCAGAGGAAGTGCTGGGCGTGGCCACGCTCTATTTCTGCCCTGATGGTACATGGCAGGAGGTTGGCAGCACCGAAGCAGACACTCTCGATACCGTGTTTGACCGTGGGAAAACGATTGACAGCGCGAACAGTTTCAGCAACTCCGTGCGAATCCTCGATGCGAATGGTGATGGCATTGCGATCTATAACGACGCGACCGATGGATCGAAAATCGTGTGCGTGGATAACAATGTCGAAAACGCCTGCACGAGCTATACGCGACAACTCGCCTCTGGGCAAACGGTGGTCTATAAGAATTCTGGTGGTACGGCTATTTTTACCCTCACGGAATCCACTGGAGCCCTGACAAACGTCACGCTCGACTGCGAAGCCACTGGGAACACCTGCACGATCACAGACATTAAATGGTTCGACGCAGCGGCCTGTCAAGCCGGGACTGCACAGCTCATCTGGAATGTCCCGTCCTCTAATGCGCCAGCAGCAGCATGCGACACGGATTCAACCCCCAACGCCTACGCCTCATTTGATGCCACCACTGACGAGTCGTTCGATTTTGACTTTGTGCTACCGCCTGGATTCACCGGGGTGATTGACGCGCACTATATTTGGAAAGCTGGTGCCACGAGCGGAGCTGTTGGATGGTGCATGCAGCTTGTGCGTGTCCCTGACGCCACCACCTCTGGGCAATCGCATGCGGCACAGTCCTCAAGTAACTGCGTGAGCGATACCGCCAAAGGTACCACTCTCCAAGAAAATCGGGCTGATAAAACGGGGATCACCTGCACATCATGCGCGGCTGGTGATCGAGTAAAGGGACGCATTTCCCGCGATGCGGACGGAGGAGCTGTGACTAACGACATGGCCGGTGACGCACACTTGATTCAGTTCGGCTATACCTTGCGAGATGCAAAATGACACGGCTGATCCTTACTATGCTCCTACTTGCTCTGCCAGTGGTAAGCTTCGCCGTGACCCTCGACGCCACTACGAACGAACGAAAGGGCAACAGCGGCACCACACTTACCAAGTCGCATACAGTAACTGCAAGCGGCGGGAATCGGGCGTTCTACCTTTTGTGCGCCCATCGCAATCTGGGCTACACCATGACTGCCACCTACGCAGGCGCAGCCATGACGGAAGTGCGGAACGATGCGCACGGCTCCAATAACCAGCGATCCTATATTTTCAGAAAAACGAATCCTGCAACGGGGGCCAATGACTGGGTAATGACACAGAGCACTGCAGTTGCGGCAGTTTGTCATGGGGTGTCTGTCACAGATGTTGATCAAACGACGCCTGAAACTGATTCAGATGGAACTTGCCCTGCTTCTGGTGACCCCAGTGTCACGTTAACGACAGCGACAAATGAATTACTGCTCGATGTGATCGGGATCTCTTCATTGAGTTCAGGGACACCTGGAGCCAATCAAACAGAAATAGCTGATATACAGACTCTAGAGAATACGCTAACTGTGGCGGCGTCTTATCAGGCCGGGGCTGATGGGGGCGTCATGTCGTATGGCCCCCCTGCATCAACTGCAAGTTGTTATACGGCTGTGTCCATTAAGCATTCTGCTTTTTCTACCGCAAATTTTGGGCCACTTGGAAGGAGACGATGATGTATTTATTACTACTCATAGGGGCGATTCTATTGACCCCATCGATTGGGCTTGCGGCCTATCAGAATCCCACAGTGATCTCAAACGAACGGCAAGCCGCTGGATTTATCAAGGTGAACTTTGCCTTTGCCGGCAACGCAGGCGAAGTCACGGTGCAGCGAGAATACCTTGTACGACCCACCTCAACCGCGACGCACTTGCGGAATTGGATCTATACCACCATCCAAGAGTTAAACGCTTTACATACGGCCTCAGTCATCCCAGCCCTCCAGCCAGGGCAGACCGTTCCTGCGTTAGCGCCTGTGGCTACTCCTCCGTCCGCCAAGGACTCGTGGATGATGAAGTTTGACCGCTACAAGCGGATGCAGGGCTCAGGGATCGTGAATGCCACCTTAACAAGTGACCTCGCAGCTCTTAAGGCTGACCTCGAAGCCACCTATCAAGCGGGATATATCGACTAGTAATGACTATACTACGCCTTATCTTCATTATATTGATTGTTTGTCTGACAGACCTTGCCCATGCGGCAAAGTATTGGGTCTCCACAGCGGGAAGTGATGGGAATTCCTGTGCTTCCACGGTTGGAGACACTGACCCTGGAACGTATAAGCTAACAGTAAAAAATGCTGTTGCGTGCGCGACCTCACCTGGTGATATTGTCCACTTCAAATCTGGCACCTATTCTGGTGCGGATGCCCACTTCAAAACCATCGCTAGCGGGACCGCCGCAAACCCCATCATTATTGAAGGTGACGACGCGGATACGACCTATTGTGCCTTCAGTGGGTGCGGTGCAGTGTGGGCTCCAACAACGACGAACACCCAGTTTTCCGCCTCCCATATCATCATCCGAAAAATCAGCATCAATCAAGTCGGCTTCCCTGTTGGGTATGCCCTGCGGATTGACGATGGGACGAATATCCTCATCGAGGATGTAGAACTCTATGGGAATCAACGTTCTGCAAATTCGGCAAGCTGCTCCATCACGGGAGCGTTGACAACATTTATTACCTTTCGACGGACTCACTTGCATGATTGTGGCGAAGTCGGCACAACACTCGATCATGGTATTTATCAACAAGGTGATGATTTCGTCCTAGAGGATAGTTGGATTCACGACAATGTAGGGTTTGGGATTCAGTGCTACACCAACACGTCACTCTCTGATAATCGGGCTGATCGGTGCAAAATCAGACGCAATGTTATCGAAGATAACGTATTCGGGGGCATTGCGATAGAATCGAATGATGGGGAAATCTATGACAACATCATTCGTAACAACGGTAGCAATGCAATTAACATTGGCTATAGTGGTTCGTTACGCACAAAGGTTTACAATAATTACCTCTATCGAAGCGGTGCGGACGCAGGAACGGCGGTATTTGTTGGAAATAACGCAAACCCAGCAAGCGATTCAGAAGTTATCAACAATTTTATCCTTGGGTTTACAAGTGCGGTCACAGTTCATGCTTCATCGTCTGGGGTCACACAATCCTATAATGCCTGCGAGTCTGCGAAATCCTGCGGCTCAACCGGGAAGGTGAGCATTACGGCGGTCACGGATTGCTTTGTCAGTACCACCGATGTGCAACTCAAGCAGGGTACGAACGTCTGCCGCAATGTGGGGACCTCCGTGGCTACTCGCCCATCCCCAATTGGCACCACTGATATTGGCCCAATGGAACAGGGGAGTGTGGCGAGTGCTGCCGTAGCAGGCACCTTGATTGACGTGACGCTCAACACAATGGGGCAACTGTTGCCCACGAGCGGCATAACCGGCTTATCTGTTGTTTGTGGAACGTGTACGGGGACACCAGCGGTAGACACAGCGACGCTCAAGGTGGGCACAACAACCATTGCCCAGCTTTCGCTTTCAGGACTTACTGCTTCTGGAACATGTACGATCTCAATGGGGGCGACAAACTTAACAGACGGAATTTATATCGGTCCTCCCTCGTTAGGTTTCATCCAGAAGATGAATAGCTCATCTGGGACTAGTGTAACGGGAACCTGTGCCAATAGTACAGGTGGCGGGGGAACTCCCTTAAGTTATCCAGGGACACCTCTCATCTATTATACATTCGATGATAACGTACTCGACCAAACTGCAGGCGGGGATGATGGTACGGCCAATGGTATCACCTACGTCAGTGGGGTTTATGACAAGGCTGGAAATTTTGATGCAAATGAGAATGACTATGTTGAGATTCCCTATCTTAACGCGGTTGATCCTTCTTCCCAATCACTGACAATTGCCTTTGCGGTGATAATTGATGAAGCAGATATGGGACAGACCAAAGATTTATTTGGGACCTCGATCTCAGGGAATAACCGTCTATTCCTTTTTCGAGGAACATCAAACACGCTCAGGGCAGGGGTAGGGGCTACGTTTGGAGCAACTTCTGACCTTACACTTCGTTCAGGGACTAATCATGTGTGTGCGACATTCAATGCTTCTACTGACACAGCCACACTCTATCTCAATGGTGTAGCTGGGACGGTTGAAGGGGCCTCGGTATTTAGTAGCTATGGCTCGTTTACGCTATCCAGTAATGGAAGGATCGGGCTACCATCGGGGTTCGCTACGTCCTTGGCGGGGAACCATCGCATTGAGGAATTCCTGCTCTATCAATCGGTCGAAGATTGCGCGGCGATCTATGCTGTCTTCAATCCGACCGCTACTCCGGATAGCACGTTTTCGCAGCCAGCCACCCGCTTTCATCGCGTCTTTACAGATATCAGCGGCAATTCCATCAATTTAGGAACGGATATTAACCAAGCTCAAGAAGTTATTGAAGGGGGCGCGGTTGCGGTCGCCATTGAAGTGGATTGTGACAATTGTGCAGCAACAAGTTTTAAGCTCCAGGCGAGGAAGAATGGCACGGGCGAATGGCAGCAAGCTCCAGAGCTCGAAAATGCACTTGGCCTATATATGTGGGGGGCATCAGCTCCAAACGGGCTGAACAATGGGGCGCTCTCCGCACGATTGACCGGCTCGTGCACAATGGTCAACGGGGTGACGCTAACAACATCAACCCAAATCCCGGTCGTAACTTTTCCCGCGAGCGGATGCACAGTACAACGGTATATCGTGCGACTGGCAAGCACGGGGCTTGTCCCTGGAACCGATTATTTTGAACTCCGTCTCGTTGATCAAAACGGGGTCGAGTTTACGGGCAGTTACACCCTGGCTCGGATCAACGTGATCGGTCCGCAGTTCACTGGGGGCTACTGATGCGGCACTATAGCTGCCCTAAATAAGGAGTGACAATAGGTTATGCGTATTCGGCATATCACATTCGTAGTATTACTCATATTGTGGGGATCCGTCTGCGAAGCAAAAACCTTATACGTTGCACAATCAAGTGCTGGCTCAAATGATGGGACAAGTTGCAGTAACGCGTTTGCCGCAACATGGTTTAACACGTTCGGGTCGTGGTCTGCGACGGTTACGGCAGACCCTACGAAGGTCGGGCCTGGAGACACGATCCGGTTTTGCGGCACTATATCAACGACCCTCCTTACTCAAAACAGCGGATTGTCTGGCAACCCTATCACCCTGGCGTTTGAGCCGGGGGCGTCCCTGTCACAGCCGGTCTGTCCAGCGGCCTCAGGGTGCTTACGAATCTCGTCTCGCAGCTATATCATCGTGGATGGCGAGGGCGCAGGAGTCATAGAATCCACAGCAAATGGGAGTGTGTTAGCGAACAAAACAGCGAGTATTGGGTTGCTCGGAGCTAGTTGCTCGAATTGTGAGGTGAAAAATCTTATTATTCGCAACATCTATGTCCATACCCTCGCAACAGACGGCTCTCTCGCTGCCAATAGCTTAGCGGGTATTCAATTCTCAGGTAGTAATACATCCATCCACGATAACGTTATATCAGACGCTGGAGTTGGCATCTATAACTTGTATACGAATGGTAATACAGGGGTGTCAATTTATAACAATGTGATCACTCGTAGTGATCATGGTATGACAATTGCCGGATCGGGGGCTATTAGCGCATCTGGGTTTTCAGTCTATGGCAATTCGATCTCGGAATATCAAAATTGGGACACCGATAGCAACTTTTATCATCATGACGGGCTGCATGCGTTCGGTGTCGGTGGCGCGGTTGCTGATGATTTAAATATCTACAACAACACGTTCTCGGCCAATTGCGGCGCGAATATGACCGCGCACGTATACCTCGAATCAAATTTTTCATCTAGGTGGACAGCTTCAGGTGTGGCGAGAGTCTTCAATAATACGTTCAGTTGCGGAGATGGCGTCAATGGAATGCTGAACGTCGGATCAGGAACCGTCCATATGTACAACAACGTGTTGAGCGGTACAGGGACTACCCAGTGCTTGCTTGTCCATACCAATGCCACAGTTGTGAGGATTATCAATAATGTTTTTTCAGGGTGCTTGTATCTCGTCAATATCAGCGATGTAACGACATTCCCGACATCTGCCGCAGTTGATTTTAATTACAATATTTATCGGACCGATTCCGCGTCTCCGTGGAATTGGAAGACGACATCCCCCTTCACTACAACATTTTCAGAATGGAAGACGGAGTGCTCCTGTGATGCCAATTCCGCCACAACCAGCGACGTGCTTGTCACTAGCATCTTTAAACCGAGACCAGGGTCTCCGCTGATTGATGCCGGTACGAATTTAACCAGCCTTGGAATCACGGCCCTCAACAGCGACAAAGGCGCAAATGCTCGGCCTGGAGCGGGAGCGTGGAATGCAGGCGCGTATGAAACGACGGCCATTCTGCATAATGTCGCGGCGCATCGCACACAACGGGTGTACATTGAAGCAAGTCAAGATATTGGTGGTAATAACGAGGCTCGAAAAGTTGTGGATGGCGGGGCCGTTGCCATCCTATATCAAATAGATTGCCCTCCTGGTGAACCCTGCGAAAACGATTCGTTTGCATTGTGTTATTCAACCGACGGCGTGACATACGGTCTCGTACCCAATACATTCGGTGTCGATGCGGTGGCACATTGGAACATATCTCCAGATCCGAATCTTAACAATGGTTCCACCTCTGGTGTGTTGACGGGGTCCTATACTCCGTTAGCAGGCACAACGCAAACAACAGCTACGCCAACATCCTCGCCAGCGATGGCGGCATCCACGTCTCGGCTGTTTCGTTGGATTCCTCGTGTCGGGGCCATTGCCGGGCAGACGCGATACTTTAGACCGTGTTACGCTGACGGAACGGCGCTCGATAGCTATACGCCAGCGACCGGAGCGCAAATCAACATTATTCCAACGCAATCTGGGTTTTAATACTGATGTGGAACTATCGCTGTCCTGAATGCGGACGACAGACCCAAAAGCATTACATCTTGGAAGCGTGGTTTTGTGCTTGTGGCTGGTTTGGCCCGAGGCCTGTGGAGGAAAAGGAGCGTACCTCATGACACCGAACGATCTGATGCGTGCCGTCAAGGAAGTCTCTGCTGACTCTGGTGTGCCGTGGGAAGTCGTCTATGCGATCTGCCTCACCGAATCAAGCGGCAATGAGTTCGCCATTCGGCACGAGAAGCACTACCGATGGATTCATGGCGAGGGGTTGACGCCTGGGGAATTGCTTGGGCAGAAGACCTCCTGGGGGCTCATGCAAATCATGGGGGCGGTGGCGCGAGAGTACGGCTACACCGATCAGTTCTCTGGGCTGTGGGATCCGTACGAAAACATCCGATACGGCATTAAGCACCTCAAAAAGCTCAAGGAGCGCAATGGCACGTGGCCACATGCGATCGCAGCCTATAACGCCGGTTCACCACGCATGAAAGATGGGAAGTACGAGAACCAGCCATACGTTGATAAAGTGCTGGCTCGATGGAGTGAAGTGGAGACATCGGTCCCGCTGAAGGCGAGCGAGGTATGAGCGCCAAACTGTACCCATGTCCCTTGCATTGTGGCCTGATGCTCCCTCATGACAAGATGCACAATCATGTGCAGCATACGTGCCCGAAACGACCTGGCGCAAAAGCCAGTAGCCAAAATGCTGGTGTTGCGAGATAACCAGAGGAAGGATGCGAGAATGGCATGGAAACAACACCCGATCATCATACAGGTAGAGGGGAGTCCCGTAGCTCTCAAATTCTCCTCTCTGCGAGCGTATCAGTACTCGCTTGGACTGGTGGCGCTTTGCTTGCTCTGTGCGGGCTGGTTGTTAGGCTCTGGACTTCTAGCATTGAAGGCGACGTTCAGGCCATACACGGAGCACTCCGAGATAACGCCCAGCAGATTGCCAACGTGGGAACAAGGGAGCTTGAAGACCGGCACAACCTCACGCAGCTACGCCGGGAGGTGGACGACCACGAGCAACGCATACGCTGGCACCAATCCGACGGACATCAACACCGACAAAAAGAAAGGGACAGGCCATGAGTGACCCACAGCCAGTATCTAATTCGCTGCTCGATGGGGTAATTAAATTCGGCAAGGAATTCGGGGCGATTGCGCTCATCCTGGCCTTCTACATGGGGCAAGACGCGGGGCTGATCGGCAACCCCACAGCGGACAAACTTGAAGCGATTGCGAAGGAAATGCAGGAAATCAAGGGGCAAAACCTCCAGCATAATTTCACGATGCAGGAATTGACGAAGGCGGTCGAGTCGCAAGGCGAACAGCTCGAAGAGGAAGCGAAGAAGCGGCAGATTAAATGCGTACTGCGTGCGACCACGCCGGAAGAACGAAAGGCATGCATGACCAGTAAGGAGTAGTATATGGACAACAACGATATTCCGCTCTGGGTCTATCGTGTGGTGTTCATCCCGATACTGGCAGTCGTGTGCTGGTTGCTGTACATCTTGGCGCTGCGAGGACATCTATCATGGCTATTCTAGCGACATTGGGCGGGAAGATCGGGGCAGGCGTCCTGACGATGCTGCTCGCGGTCGGTGCCGTCTGGGCCTATAACGAGAGGCTGATCTCCAAAGGGGTACAGCAAGAAAAAGAGGAGAGCCTGATTCGAGCCTTGGAGCAGGAGAGGAAGGAAACCGTCCGACTTCGCGAGAAGGAAAAGAGCCGCTTGGAGATTGTCGAACAGACAGCCGCGGAACGCAACGCCGCGAATGCCCAATTTCTCCAAGCGAAGCAACGCGCCGATCAGCTGCAGCGGAAAGTGCGTGTCCTGGAAACGAAAGAACCGGAGGTTCGCTATGAAACCGCCTATGTCGAAGTTGAAAAAGTGGTGGAAATCGAAAAGCCCTGCCTGGTCGATGCTCGCAGTATCGAGCATCTTAACGATGCTATCGGCGTGTTCAACGGCGCCGTCGCCCACTATCGTGTCGAGGGAGCCGGTGGAGCCTCCGAAGAGTCTCCTGTACCAGACCCCGCGCCCATTGCCTGTGATCAAATACCCGATCTCACGCGGGAACTCATTGCACAACTCACGAACACCAGCATCAGCCACCGAGGACTGAGCGCCTACGTGGTGGATCAGTATCAGAAGGATCTGGCGGCGAAGGAGGAAGATCAATGACGCGAGCGTTTGGCCGGCGGTACGCCCAAGACAATCGAGACCGGAAATTCTTACTCCGTGCCGCCGCGCCTCCAGAACCTCGCCCAGACCGGAAGGTCTGGAGGATCTGGTGGAAGGGGGATCAAGGGAGCACGCCGCAGTGTGTGGGCTATTCGTGGCATGCCCGGCTTAGGGCCTTGCCGAATCTCCAGCGGGATCCGTCGCCAGAAATCATCTATGCGCTCGCGCAACGGAACGATGAATGGCCAGGGGAAGACTACGATGGCTCATCGGTCCGTGGTGGGGCCAAGGCGCTGCAAGCCATGGGAAAGATTTCCGCCTACGGGTGGGCGTTCAACGCGCAAGATGCGTTGCAATGGGTTGGCAATCATGGGCCGGTGGTCCTGGGTACGAACTGGTACGCCAGCATGATGACACCGAGGCAGGACGGGATTTTGATTGTGAAAGGCCGCAATATCGGAGGCCATGCCTATCTGCTACTTGGGTACGACGATAGGAAGGACCTCGCCCTCATTCAAAATTCTTGGGGCACCGACTGGGGTCTGAACGGTCGGGCCTGGATTCGATACGTCGATCTCGACCGATTGATCAAAGAAGACGGTGAAGCCTGCGCGCCAACGGAGTGATCTGATGAAATGGCATGAACGACACGGCCAAACGATTGACCTTGCGATGCTCCTCTTGGTCGCGGTAGCGATTCTCGGTCTTTTCCTCCTCCCGTTGATCGTACCGATTAGAGGCCATGCGGCCTCATCACTGACGATTGATGTACCTCCTCAAGCTGTCTTAAGAGTAAAAGACGGCGATACGTTCGCGGTATTCAATTTGCTCCCACCTGGAGAGGTAAGCATCCGAGTGGAAGGGGCCAATACCCCAGAGCGCAATGAACCAGGATATCTGGAAGCCAAGCAATTCACGGCGGCATGGCTATCCAAGGGGACATTTCAACTTTCGACGAAAGGCAAGTATACCTACGAGCGTATCGTTGGGACCGTCTCACGTAATGGCACAACTTTGACCGACGCCCTCAAGGCTGCCGGCCACTCGAAATAGGAGTGTTATGGCCTCATCAGATCTCATTACCGGGCTTGATATCCTCCATGCCGTACAATCCGATTGCAGCGAAGCGGAAAGTGCAAGCGGGAACTATGGCAGCGATGTGAAGCGCTATGTGCGGCAAGCTTACTGGCGCTTACTTGGCTGGGCGCGATGGCCGTGGGCGCTGTCGCCTTCCTTGGGCCTTATCACCACTGAGGCCAAAGAAGATGTATCGGTGACGTCCATTTCATCGGCGAGTCCTGCTGTCGTCACACTCTCCGCTACGATAGCGACGAGCCAAGCCGGGAAGAAGTTTTATGTGGAAGGCAATCAATCAGTCTATCGGATTTCACTCCATACGGCCGGGACGAACGAGCTGACGCTGGACGCGAAGTATGTCGAGACGGAAACCGCCGGGTCTGCCGTCATCTTTCAGGATGAATACAACCTCACATCCACGATGCTCAAGATCTGGGATCCGTTGTATGTGCGAGGGACGCGATACGATGAAATCCGGCTGATCGACAAGAAGTTGTTCGAGCAACGCTATGGACGTGGCTCATGGTCGCTTGGCTTCGGTGTCATCGAGTCGGCCTGCGAAGTGGCTCCAGCGCCAGCTCCATCCGGAGGGGACATTCTCCGGGTGTTGAGATTTGCGCCATGGTCAGAGGAGGCCCTGAACATCGAATTTGACTACGCGACGTTTCATAATATCGACTTCAGTGGCGATACCGCCACGGATACTCCGCGTATCCCTCGTGAACATCGAAGCGTGTTGGTCCATCTTGCCGCCTATGAGCTGTTCGTGAATAAAGACGATGCGAAGGCCGATCAAGCCATGACGAAGGCAGTGCAGCAAATTAGCGATATGATCGAGCTATACATTCCAAACCATGGCGGACAACTCCACGTCCAGCCGAAGCATTCCGCTGCCCTGGGGTGTACGTAATGGCGCGACGTCTCGATACGCTCATGATTGCCTGTGGCCAAGGGGGGCTCAATGCCTCGAAGAGCCCGGATCTTGTGCGCGATACCGACCTTACCGCCATGAACTCCATTACGTTTGAGAATGATACGTGGCAAAAGGAAGGCGGGGCCACGAAGTTCAATAGTTCAGCGGTGACGGGCTCTGATCCAGAACTCCGGGCCATGCATCATTTCCGAATGGATGATGGGACCTGGGAGTTGGTCTGTGCGACACGATCTCGTCTCATCGTCGTCAATTCCTCTGGTCTGAGCAAGACAGTGTTCAGCGATGGCTCCAACAACCATAGCCACGGGCCATTCGTGGAAGGGTACGATGGGAGCAGCAAAGCCCTGTACTACTTCCCGGGGTTAGCCAACGGGGGGCCGTATGTCTACACCGGAGGCACGTTTGCGACGAGGATTGGGGCCGCAGTCGGGACCGTGACGGCTGATAGTGGGACCGACACCTTCACGCGCACAGCGCACGGACTAACAAATACTACTCGTGTGCATTTCGCGAGCACGGGGACGCTTCCGGGAAACGTGACGGCGACGGATACTCCTTATTATGTCATCAATGCTGCGGCGAATACGTTTCAGATATCCCTTAACTCGGGGGGCGCCGCGCATAATCTCACGAGCAACGGCACAGGGACTATTACGGTGTACCGGAGTACAGGTGCGGCGGACTGGCTCAGTGCTGCATTTCTCCCGAGGTGGGGGTTCTTGCATTTAGGTCGAATGTTTGCCGGAGGTAATGCTGGGAGGCCGCACGGCGTGTATGCCAGCGTCCTGAACAATCACAGCGATTTCCTGAATAGCGGAACCCTCTTCTTTGAAGTCTATCCTGGGGAGGGCGATGTCACGATTGGGGGCATTTCCTGGCGCAATAAGGCGTATTTATTCAAGTACCCTAGTGGGGTGTACGTTCTTGAGGATAGCGATCCAGATACCGCCACATGGGGGTGGCGTCGGGTGTCGAAGTACGTCGGGGCTATTTCTCCCGGTGGGATTGTTGAAGCGGACGATGAAGTATTCTTTGTGTCTCCTCACGGATACATCCATGCCTTGTCGGCCGTGCAGGAAAGTGGTGACGTGCGTTCCTCAGCGGTCAAAGGGTTAGAGCTTGGGGAGTACATCAGAGCTAATACAGATTTCGCGAAACTGCCGGTCGACGCCCTGAGTCCATGGATTGCGAATCCGAATATCCAAAGCGCCTATTACGCGAAGAAGAAAAAGGTGCTGTTTGCCTTTTCTCCGAACCCGAATGTACTGTCTGGCCAGTCTTTGCCAACCAATAAAACGATCATTGGGCTCGATCTCCACCGTTCCGACCCCTCCTCTGGTATACGCGACGTGCAACCATTTGTCTCGACGCGGGATGAATGTGAATCCTTGGCCCTCTACCGGGATGCGACAACCGGGCAATTCGATTTATTGGCCGGTGGCTCCAATGGCTTTATTTACACGCTCGATCAATCAGCGAGAACAAAAGACGCCGCCGGCTACATGGGCACGTTCACGACTAAAGAGTTCTTTCCGTATGCCGACGACAAACGCGCCAATATGCGCGAGCTGCAAGTCACGTTTGCGCCGGGGAGTTCGGACAATAGCATCGTGATCAAGGTCTATCAGGATGGCACTCTCTCCAGTACCGCGACGTTGACCGATGCGAGCCGACGCATGCGACTTGCCGGGGATTGCCGAAAGTTCTATATTGTGGGTGAAAACAATACGAACAATAGCAGTTTTTCTGTATCCAACATCCTCGTGCGGTATACACCGGGGAATATGCGATGAGCGATCGACTCCAACGCAAGCGAGACTGGCTGGAACGGTGCGGGCTCCACAATCATGAGGAGTGGCCGTTGTTCGGCATCCGCAAGGCGATGACCGCCTCTGGGCATGTTTGGGTCTGGCTCACGGATCTCCCCCCGCTGAAAGGACATCGAGACGGGGTTCGGCGCTTACTGGGAGAAATTCGACGGCTCGAGCACCATTGCGAAGCCGAGGGGATCGTCGGTTGGCTCCAGTCGATTCGGAAGGACAACCCTGAGATGCGGACATGGACCGAGATGATTGGGGCTGAGTGTTATGCTGAAGATGCGACGCATTGGTATTTCAGGAAGGAAGCGAAGTACGCGGCACTGCCACTGACGATCAAAGAGCTCGTGATGACGGCTCGTGGAGGACATCATGCACATGCGTAAGCTGTATCGCCTGCCGGACGGGTCGCTTTTGCCAGAGCTGCGCGGAGCCGATGGCCCTGACGCCCCACCGCCTGACCCAGAGTTGACTCGTCGGCAAAACGAGATGATGGACCTACAGATGCAGCAGGCCAAGAAGTTTCAGGCGCTTGAGCCCATCATGCTGGCTGAATCGGGGTTGAAGTACAACCCCACGACACAAAGCTATGAATATTTGAACCCTGAACTCCAGAATAACAAGCAGGAAATCGAGCGGCTACAAACCGAGCGGAGCTTGAAGGCCCTGAAAGGTGAACTCCCGGTGAGCGAAACGCTCAAGAAGGAATTGGAGCTGGGCGAGAATAAGATGAAGGAACGGCTGTTCCGTCAGCTCGGCCCAGGGTGGGAGTTGTCCACGCCAGGCCAGAACGCCATGCGGGAATATCAGACCATGGCGACGTCGCTCAAAGAGGGTGAGCAGCGCGATATGTTGACGACGGCGGAAGCCTTGGCCTTGAACCGGCAGCAAAGCCGATCGACTTCAGCGCAACAGTTCGAAAACCCGTTTGCAGCGCAAGCGCGAGCCTATAGCCCGTACCAGAGCTCGCTTGGGCAGGCGAACCAAAACGATCAATTTAATCGCAGCATGCAGTTTGAAAGTGAAAAAGCAAAAGGCCAGGAACGTGCCGGTTATATTCAGGGCGGGGCCAGTCTGGGCATGTCTGGTCTGGCGGCTTGGTCGATGTTCTCGGACCCTGAGATGAAGGAAGATATTGAGCCGGTGTCTGACGGGGAAATGCTCGCGGCGGTGAAGCGCATTCCGATCAAGCGGTGGAAGTACAAAGGCGAGGAGACGGAGCATATCGGCGGGATGGCGGATACCATGCCAGAAGTCGTGTCGGACGGTCGAACGGTCGATGTGATTAGTTACTTAGGCATGCTCACCAGTGCTGTACGGGCGCTGGATCGAAAGGTAGGGGATAGAGAGGAGTCAGTGGATATAGCCCCAGGAACGGCACTGGCGTTCTAGTGAATGAGAGGGGATGGATGCCTAACAGTCTGGTATCGAGTTCTTCTTCAAGGGTATTCACCGGTCGCTGTCGTTCCTCGTGGAACGCCTGGCCCTTGTTATACGCTGTGAGGCACGGGATGCTGTTTAAGCAGGCTTCGAATTCCTCAGCGGTCATCGGAGCCGCGAGTGCGAGTGTTGGCCAGAGGACGATGAGTAGGGCGAGTCGTTTCATAGGTTCAGTGTAATACGCGGTTCACTGGGAGTCAAGGAGGTCGATCATGTCAAGTTACGGTGTCGGTAGCGGCCTCGCACAGGCCGGGAATACCATCCTGAATACCACGATGCAGCTCGGGCAGATGAAGCAGCGCCAGGACTACATTGATTCGTACAAGAAGCGGAATTCGCTTTCAGCGTTTGGGCATGCCGGTGCCTGGGACCCGACTATCCTCATGTCACATTATCAGCCAGACGAGAATCAGCAACCTATGCAGGCTGAACGCCTGGGCGCCGAAGTCCCCCTTCTTACGGCAGGGACGCCGCCTCCCGCTCCTCGTGCGCCGATGCAGATGGAACGGATGGGGATGGGTGCGCCACGCATGGGGCCAGGTGTCGGCATGACGCCGCCTCGTCCACCAATGCAGACCGACAAGATTTTCAAGGAATTCCCGAACGCGATGACCCCAGGCCGAGCCCTGGCACGGTAAGGAGGCGACCATGTATCAGCTCCCAGACGAACGGCAACGAGTCGGCATGGCAGGCGGCACAGCCCTAGCAGAACCTCCGATCGCCGCACCTCAGCCGCGCATGGCTCCTCCAGGGGCGATGTTGGCGCAAGGACCGGCAGCTCCTCCACGCATGGCACCCCCACAAGGGATGCCCAGGCAAGGGTCGTTGGTGCCTGCGCAACCCGTGCAACCCGGTATGATGCCCCAAGCGCCGTCACCAAAGCCGCAAGCCCCGAAAAAGTTGTCTTTTGCCGACCAAGAGAAAGCCTATCGGCGAGCGATGCGGCAACAGTTCCCGGATATGGATGAGCGTGACTTTGAAATGCACGTCCAGTACGGGATTGCGAAGCAGCGGGGCAGGATGGCGGCGACTCGATCCAAGGAATTGACCAAGCCCTTCTCGCGCTACATGGCGGAAATGTCCAAGAAGGATGCCGCCGAGATGCAGTATCAAATGCTTGGGGAAAAACTCAAGTCGAAGAAATCCGAATTCATGCGCCCGGACGGTACCATGGACCCCGGATTCGCTCCCTACAAGGATCAACTCGATGCCGCACGGCTCAAGGTCCAGAAGCGCCGAGAAAAGGTGCAGCAACACTTGCAACTCTTGAAGAAGCTCGGGGTGCAGGAGAGCGATATTTCCAACCCGGTCACCATGCACGAATTCATGCGGTCCTTGGCGCAAGGTGATCCGAAGGCCATGCAGATGGAGGACGACGATACCGACATGGTGGACTATGGTGATGAGGAGTGAATCTCGAAGAACTCGAAGAATTCCATAAGTCGCTCGATGATCAATTCTCCGTCCCTGAAGAGGAACGCGAGGCGGCTATCGCTACGCTCGAAGTGGGCAAGTACAAGGGGGATGATCCGCTTCCTTTTCGGAAGAAGAAACGGGAAGAGTTCGACAAGCTGAAAGGGGAACGGCAGGAAGTCATCGGCAATGTTCATGCCGCGCAACAGTTCAAGAAGGACCTCGAAGCCCAGTATACCCCGCTGAACAGGGCAAAGCGATTCTTCAAGGATCTCTTCTCTCCTGATGCCACGGTCTCGAAACCACGAGATAGCCCGAAATCGTCTCAAGCTGCCTCAGGATCAACGAAGACCCCTTCCGCTATTCCCACGCCAGACGAACTCCTGATCTCCAAACCAGCGCCCAAGGCGTCAACCGGCAAGCCCAAGAAACAAAAGCCGCTCACCCGCGAGGAAGTTGAACGCCAGATGGTTGAGGCTGGGCAATCATTCGACCTCCCAGCGCCCAGCATCCTCGATGCCTACAAGCAGATGCCCGGGATGTCTGAGATTGCCAATCTGACGGAACGGCGGAACGCCCAGACCTTGATGGAAGCCCAGCGGCCAGGGGCCAAGTCATTGATTCCGCCGAAAGGACCAGGGTTTCAAGACCCCCAGCAAGAAGCCAAGTTCCAAGACTGGTACAAGCGGAACTTCGTGTCTCGCGGTCTGAATCCCAACCCTGACGATCCGCAACACTTCTATGACTATCGCGGAGCCTTCAAGGCCGGTCTACAGCCTGGGGCCGATGGTCACATGGATTCTCGATTTAAGCTGCCAGGACATCCACGCACCTATGTGGATACACCGGAAGGACGGCTCAATACTGTCACCGGGAAAATTGTGGGAAAGCCGCAACCAGGTTCATCGATTATCGGCATGGACGGGGAGGCGATTCCGCTACCGGATGATCTGCCTACGCCACAGGAAGATGTTCTCGAAGTGCCAGAGGTCCATGTCACAGGCACCATGCCAACTCCTGGCGAACTCGCCTCGCAGTGGACGGAGGATCTCAGGAAGACCGGACGCGAACTCATGGAAGCGCCTCCCGTGCAAAGCGTCGGGCAAGGGGTCACTGAAGCCGCGCATAACTTCATGCAAGGACTAGCAGAGATGCCAGCCGGGGGCTTGAAGGCCATTGCGATCGCCTCACGGAGTCTCGACCGGATCTTGCCAGAGAGTCTACGAGATGATCGACCGATCGAGGAGCGCGGCACCTATAAACTCGGCGTCGAAATCGACAAGCTCGCGAAGCGATTGTTTCCGACTGACCCCGCCATGCAAAAGAACTTCATTGTTGGGGTGCTCCCTCGTGCGGTGGGCAGCATGACCGGATTTCTGGCCGGTGGAGCTGCGGGAGCCATAGCGAAAGCGCCAGTGACGACAACCGCCATCCTTGGGGCCAGTGTCGGTGGGGCGGATCAGTTCGAAGATGCCAAAGAGCATAAAGCTGCGCCGGATGTGCAAGAAAAAGCCTTTTGGCTCGGGTCTGCCGTAGGATCGAGTGAAGCCTTGCCGATTGCCGGGATTATCAACCGATTCAACAAGGCGACGGGTGGGCGGTTCGTCCAGGTCTTGAAAGAGTCCGGGGTGTCCGCCGCACAGGAGTTTATTCAAGAGTACTTCCAGCAAGCCGGCTCCAACGTCGTCGCCCAACAACTCTACAATGAAAACCGCTCCTGGTTTGAAGGTGCCGGGATGGGCGGGTCCGCTGGCGGTGGAAGCGGGGCCGTGGTCGGCTTCTTGTCGGGATTGTTGGGAGCCAGGAAAGCCCGGATCAGGAGCCAACAGAATCAAACCGAGTCACAGAATCCGCTCTTCACCGAACCAGAGCCCAGTCCAGCCGCGAGTCTGCCCGACGAATTAAACGTCACCACACCGGGACAGCGGCCACCCTTCTTGATGAAGCAGCCACAAGCCCCTTCTGTGCCCCCATCGCCGGTTCCACCCCCGGACATGGCGGTACATCCAGGTCAAGAACAAGGTGGTCGCCATCTTCAAGCCATGACGCCGGAGATGGTGCAACCTGAGCCTGTAGCGATGCAACCGGAACCTGTTGCTGAACCATCGCCACCAGTTCAAGCTGCACCTGTGCCGCGATCGGACCAGATGACCGATGATATGCACGAAGCCATGGCAGCAGAGATGGTGCCGTTTGATGAGGCTCCAACTCAACTAACCGAACAATCACCCGTTGAAATGGCTACCGAACCAGAACCGGTCCTACCTGATCCGGTCGAAGCCACGTTTGCCGTACCGGAGCAGGTTGATCCAGCGAGTGAGCCACGTATCATTACAACGGATGATGGTCGATTCCAGGTGCAACGACCTGACGGAACCTTCCTGACAAACCCAGTCACCGGGCGCACCACGTTTAAGACGGAAGCGAAAGCGCAAGCGGCTATTGATGGGACGATCGATGTCAAGCCGAAGAAACAACCGAAAGCTGTCAAGGCGTTACCGGCACCAGCGGACAGTAACAAATCAGATATCTCATACGTTCCACCGATAGGGCGTGTCGATACGATCGCTATCCAGAAACTTCGCGATAAAAATTGGGCACAATTCGATTCTCCAGAGTCTGGGGCACCTCGAAAGTCTTTCACGAAAGGTCCAATCGTTCTCAATGCCGATGGGAAAGTGATTGACGGGACACATCGATTGAGGGAAGCGGTCGTACGCGGAGATGCAGAGATTGACGTGGTACAGGCACGACCTGAGCAGATTGCTGCCGACGGTCGATTCATCATGCAGGAGAGGCAAATCCCTGATAACGTCCTTGAAGTCCCAGATGTTCGCGTCGAAGGAGATCGACCAACACGCACAGTCGAGGATATTCACAAGCTCGCTGAGGAGAAAGGGATTCCTTGGGATAAGGATCCAGCCTTCATGGATCTCACGGAACGAACGACCGGGAAGCGCCATCTCGATGAGCTATCCCCGATGCAGTTGGAGTAGATGGCCGTTGCCCTGGAAGTCATGCAACCGCTCAAGAAGGTTGCTGAAGCTAAACAGGCACCGACACCAGAACAGGTAACAGAAGAGGACATCGATAGCGACGAAGCCTTTGACCGTTATATGGATCGAGGTAAGAAGTTTCTGACGGGCTCTCCATTGCCTGATTATGCTAAGCAGGCCATTATGAATCAGGAACGAACGGAGCGCACCAACAGAAAGCGAGACGTGCATTTATCTGACGCCGCATGGGAGACCGTTACGATTCCAGTCAATTCGCTCAAGCAAGAGAATCCTAATTTGTGGGGCGGCAAGTTCGGGCATCGCGGATCAGTCAGCAAGGGGCCTATTGTTCTTGACCGAGCAGGGCAGATTATCGACGGGAATAACAGGACCTTCGAGGCAATCCAGCGTGGTGATAAGACGATCGAAGCATACCGTCCAAAAGATGCAACGGCCAATATCCCGACGCCAGAGCAAGCTGTTGATCGAGCGGCACAGCAAGCCGCCACCGCGCCGCAGAACGATTTGACCGAACCGACACCCGCGCAAAAAGAGGCGGGCAACTACAAGAAGGGCAAGGTTCGTATCGCTGGGCTCGATATCTCGATTGAGAACCCAGAAGGCTCGACACGTTCAGGCACAGACAAGAGTGGTAAGCAGTGGTCCGTCAAGATGAAGAGTCACTATGGGTACATCCGAGATACGGTCGGGAAAGACAAAGATCATATCGATGTCTTCGTGAAGCCTGGGACGCCGCAAGACTACAGCGGAACCGTCTACATTGTGGATCAGATTGATCCAGGTACGAAGAAGTTCGACGAACACAAGACGATCCTGGGGGCTGAATCGATCGAGGATGCCAAGCAGCTCTACCGCCAGAATTACGCCAAAGGATGGAATGGTCTAGGCTCCATCAGTGCGCTATCAATGCAAGATTTTAAGGCGTGGGTGAAATCGAATAAGACTAAGCAGCCGTTCGGTCAAATGGCGCAAGTTGAGGCAGCTCAACCAGCCAAGCAATCGCCAGTACCGACGCCTGATATGGCTGCTACCGAAACCAAAGCGGCTCCAGTAGCTACGCCTGACGAAGCGGTGACGCAAGCGAAATCCGCCCAAGCCCCCACGCCAGAGCAGACGGTACTTGCTGAACCGAAAGAGACGAAACCGAAAGAGGCGGCATTGAAAGAAGTAGAACCGAAAGTCAAGAAGCCGGTTGAAGCCGCACCAGTCAAGGCGAAGGCCCCAGCACCAAAGCTAACACCGAAACCCGCAAAACCATCCGCCTATGCCCTTGATACCATCGACAAGATGTATCGAACCATTCTGGACGACACCAAGGCCGTGCATCACTTACGACGGGGCAATAAAGAGGCGTGGGCCAGAGTCAAGAAGATCGATGCGCTCATGAAGGAAGGGCAGACCTCAGGACTCGATTACGATGAAGCGGCTGCCAAGATTCCCATGGAAGACTTGGACGCACTGGCGGATATTCTTGACTTACAGACCACCAAGAAAGAGGAGCCGATTGCGGCGTTAGCGTCACCGGAGAAGATTACCGAACTGGGCAAACCGGGCGACTCACAGAAGACGGCGACCAAAACAAACGAGACGCCTTCCCCAGCTAAGGAACTGGCCGACCTGTTTAAGCAGGAGTCTGAATCCTACGCCAAAAAGAAGACACCGAAAGTCCCGCGTATCCCTGTTGATCCGATCATGGGCGGCGAGTCAGCCACCCTGACAGACATTATCTTAGACCTTGAGAAAGGCGCGAAACAAAAGGTGACAGTCGGCAAGACAGGCCGGAACCTGGGCCTCTACAAACCCGGCTCCACGGCCACGATGATCCGGTACAGTGGCGACCTCGACACCACGGCCCATGAAGTCTCTCATGCGCTCGATGATCGGTATGGCCTAGTGAAAGACTGGAAGGGACAGGATACCTCACCCTACGATACGGAACTCGATCCGTTCGCCGAACATACCAGTCTCAAAGGGTACTCGCCCACACAACGACGTGCTGAAGGCGTGGCCGAATTCATGCGAGCCTGGATGGTGAACCCGAAGGCCGCCGAAGCCGCCGCGCCTCAATTCACCGCACACATGAAGGCCAAGATTCCCGCCGATATTCAGAAGGCGCTCACCACCTTTTCAACCCAAGTGCGGCAATGGGCCGGGAATTCAGCCCATGCCAAGATCATGGCCAATGTCGAATGGGATACCCCAGAAACCGGCATGTTGCATTGGCTCTCCGGTACACGCACGGCGAAGGGGCCAGGATTTCAACTCACGATCGGCGATCAGCTCGCGAAGAAATGGACCGATCGACTCTCCCCGTTCGTCAAAGCTTTGGACTATGTGAAGGCGCAACGTGGTGAAGAATCCGTCTTGCCGGGTGATGATCCACTCCTGCTCGCACGCCTCTACATGGGAGCCAACGCCAAGCTCGATGACATCTTTGCGCACGGCATGATCAACGAGCGGATGGAGCGGACAACCCCGGGCGGGTTGACGTGGCTGCTCGAGCCGTTCGATCGATCCTCCGAGAAGACGCTGGACCAAGACATGCAAGCCGCTGCCAGTCTGATGATTGCAGAGCGAACGATTGAAAAGCACGACCAGTTTACCACTGAGGTGATGGATCGAGCGAAGAAACGGGCCGCATCGATTCTCGCAAAAGCGGAAGCGCGAGCCATGTTGCGCGCTGAAGAGATCAGCCGACACTCTGAGCGCATGGTGAAACAGATTCAGCTCGCCGTGGAGCGTCGAGTCAAAAAGCTGGAACGGAGTTACGAGTTCAAGATTCAACGGGCCAAGAAAGAGCAAACGAAGCCTGACCTCTACGGAAAACTTGAAGCGAGAATACGTGAACGGCTCCAAAAGCGATCCGATCGAGTGCGACAACATGGGCAGGACATTATCAAGCGCTACGAAAACCGAGCGGTTCAGCGAGCGATTCAGCGTGACCAGACGATGCAGCGACGGTTAGGAGAGATGGAAGGCCGGATGAATGCGCGATTCATCCGCATTGAACCGCTCGTCCGGGAACGGTTTGAACGCTTGAGTGGCATTGGTGCAGGGATCGATAGTGATCCTGCCGTAGCTAGGGCGAGACTTGAAGAAATCCGCCAAGATCCAGGGCGGTTTGCGCGTATCAAGGAAGCCGCTAACCGCTACCGGCAATGGGCCGATGCCAATCTCCGCTATCTCGTGGACAAAGGCCGACTCTCAGAGGAACAGTACGAATCCATCAAGGCCAACAACGAGCAGTATGTCGCCATGCAGCGCATTCTGGAAGTGTCGCCAGGGGAAGAGCTGGCGCTCACGAAATCCGGGAGTCCGAGTAATCAGCTCGGTTCATCAAAGCAACCGATTAAGCAGTTCAAGGGGTCCTCGAAGGCCATCAAGAATCCGTTCCTCTCGCTGATGGATGCGACGAATCATTCCGTGCGGGAAGCCGACCGCAACGAAGTCATGAAATTGTTCCGGGATCTCTTGACGACCGATCGAGGATTGTACGGGGAGAGTCAATCGGACTTCGCCAGTGTGGGCCGACTCGCCAAAGAAGGGGAGAAACAGACCATTCCCATCTACGTGAACGGGAAAAAGGAAGTCTGGCAATTTCACCCAGATGTCTATGCCGCCCTCAAGGGGATTGGCTCGAACGAATACCGGCTCCCGTTGGCCCTGACGATCCTTCCCAGGATCTTACGCGCCACGATTACAAACGCGCCTCCATTTGCCTTGCGGAACGTGATCCGGGATTCCTTTCATCGCTCGATCGTCTCGCTCACAGGCAGTAAGCCGTGGGACACCTTGAAACGGTATTCGAAAGACGAAATCTCTCAGCTCAAGCGATCTGGTGGGGATCAAGCGGGATTCTATTACAAGGATACCGAAAGCTACGCCAGAGCCATGAAGTTTGCGATGGAAGAAGCGGTGCATTCCACGAATTCCATCGTGGTCGATCCTGCCAAGCT